AAGCTTTAGCGTTACGACGCTGGAAATGTTAATTAATGTCAAGGTACTCAACATATGGTCGCTTAGATAATCGCATTGAAAAAGAAGGCGATGTGGGTTTTGTTGGATTTAATAATCGCTTGCGTCCTGATCAATTACAATCTGGTTTACTTGCTGATGCTCAAAATATTAGAATAGACAGAAATGGGCAAGCACAAGTAAGAAAAGGCATTGATCTAATAACTAACCCATTAGTTGCTGGTTCTTCCGCATTAATTCTTCCATTTTATTTAGTTGCTAATGATACATCAGTTACTGTAAATAGAAATAATAGCGGAGAAGTAGTTATTACTAATGTTAATGCCGCTAATTTTTCTACAAATGGAACAGTTAATATAACTGGTGTTACGGATCTTAACCCAGTAGTAAATGGAGATAGACCGTTTACCAAGAATAGTGATACACAAATTACTATTTCTGATCAATCATATAGTGGAACTGCTGGTGGAACAGCTACAGTTAAATTTGGTATTATTAATAATGATGCAGTAGAATCTATATATGGATCATGCTCATTTTCAGACCCAAATTCTGTTGGTAGTCAATATATAATTTTTGCTTCAAATGGAAAAGCAATAGCTATAAATCTTGAAACACTTGTTTCAACAGATATTGTATATCCAACTGGATTTAATATTTCTGAAGAAGCTTCAATGATTCAAGCTTTTAACAAAGTATTTATATTTAGAAATGGTAAAGAAGCATTAGAATGGAATGGTTCATTTAGTGGTACTCCAGCTTTTACAAAAGTACAAAGTGGCACATATTCACAACCAGCTTTACTTACAACCCCATCTAGTGGTTTCTCTATAGCTAATAACATTGCAACCGTTGATTTAGGATCAACCGCACATAATTTATTAGAAGGAGATATAATTAAAATATTATCATCTAGTAATAGTACTTTGACGGAAGGAGATACTTTTGTTGTAGCAACAATTGTTGACGCAAATGAATTTAAGTTTTTTGTTACTGCCGATAATTTAAGTGCTGCTAGTAACATAACTCCAAGGTTTTCAAGAAGTGCATCAGTAGGAATGGGGTTTACCCATATGCCAGCACCACCATTTGCTGTGTACCACCAAAGAAGGCTATTTATGCCTTTTAATTTTACTGTAGATTCTGGTTTAGCAAATCAAGGAACATTTACATCAAGAGGAATACTAGATGAAGTTATTGGTTCAAGAGTACTTGATACTAATACATACGATCAATTTGCTTCTCAATTTAGATTTAATGCAGGTACATCTGATTTTGTTGTAGGAATGCACTCATTTACTGATGATAGCTTAATTGTATTTAATAGAAATAGTATACATTTAATTCAAAATACTACAAGTCTTGGATCATCTAGCAATAAATTACTGACTGACGAAATTGGATGCGTAGCAAGAGAATCAATAGAGCAAGTAGGAAATAGGATTCTTTTTCTTTCGGACAATGGAGTATATGGAACTGAGTTCTTGGATGAGTACAACCTTAGGGGAACTCAAACTCCACTAAGTGAGCCAATAAATTCAACAATTGAAAGAATTAATAAAAATGCTAAATCTAAATCTGTTTCTGTTTATTTTGACAATAGATATTATTTAGCAGTACCATTAGATACCTCAAGTAAAAATAATGCTATATTAATTTATAATTTTCTTAACAATCAATGGGAAAGTATTGACTCAGTCAAAAGCACAAATTTTAATATTAGTAATATGTTTGTTGTTGGCGAAGGAGATTCAAGGGGAATATATATAATAAATGACTTAGGTGGTATTTTTAGATTAGATGCTCGTAATGATGATAAAGATACTATTGTTTCTCAAATTGGCGGAGCACAAGAAAATATTATTATTCCAGCATCAATAACAACAAGACAATATACTGTAAAAAGTCTTGATAGAAAAAAATGGAGGGATTTTGACTTTCATGTTCAATCAAGTGATGTTAATGTATCTGACTTTGATATTGTGGTTGAAACAGAAAATCCAGATTCTAGTGATGTTTTAGGAAAACTTTCTGATTACAATACCCCAAAAGAAACAGAAGAAATCTCTACTGACGGAAAACTAGATATTGGAGAGGATGTATCCATCCGTGGTAGAATAGGTAATAGGAGAGGTTACGGAATACAATTTACAATTAATAATACAATAGGCAGACCCATGATACGAGCAATAGAAGTAGAGGGTTCAACGGCTATGAGATCAACAGATAAAGCAATATAATGGCTATAATTACAACAACTCAACAATTTGCTGAAGGTAATCAAGTTACTGCGGCAACATTAAATAATATTACTAATAATGCTACGTTTGTTAGTACGGTAGTAGATGGTGTTACGACTGCATTGGATTCTGTTGGTGGTGTAGCAAATTCAAAAATTATAGTTAGAGATGGAGGTATAACAAAAGAAAAACTTAATTTAACTGCAACTGGTGTTTCTCAAAACATAGCTGTTTTCAAAGCAGTACAAACAATTTCAGGTACTGAAACTGACCGATCACTAAATATAAGGACTCCAGCCAGTACAACCGACGCTAACTCCCCCTTTGAAATTACTACAGGTAATGCAATTCAATTTAAAATTGATACTGACCCAGCTCATACAGTTACCATTAATTCCGATGGTAAAACAATATTTGGAAATGGCAGTATAGCTACTCCTTCATCTCAAGTAAATATAAATACTGACGATAATTTAGGAAGCACATCAGGAGACACGCAATCAATACTTGCATTATCTGAAACAGCAGGAAGTAATCTTGATAATTTACTTTTTACCTCACAAAGAACTGCTAATGGTTCTGATTTTTCAACAGCTGCCCATAGAATCCAAAGAAAAGTTGATAGCACCAAAATGGGTTACATTCAATTTGGGCATCATAGTGCAACAAATGGTAACACTATAACTTTTGGAGAAGATGAAACTGAGCGTATGCGTATTGACGCAGAGGGTCAAGTAGGCATTGGAACAGATGCACCTTCTAGCATACTTGATATTACACAAGCATCAGGTGCAGCAGAGATTAATTTAAATGCTACTCAAAGCGATGCTGTTTTATCTTTAAACTCTGATACCGATGAGGGTCAAGACAGCGAGATTCATTTTAACGCTGGAACAAATACAAGGGGTAAGATTGAATACAATCACCATGTTACAGCAGCTAGTCAAAAGATGAGTTTCTTTGCTGGTGACAACAACGAAAGAGTAACAATTTTGGGTAATGGCAACGTAGGCATTGGAACTAATAACCCTGCAAAATTACTTTCAGTCGTAAGCCCTAACACAGCTACCGCTGAAACTGTAGCTGGGTTTGGAAATCAAAATATAGAACGAGGACTAGAGATTAAAACAAACGGTGGCACTAGCAGTCTAGAATGGGGGTTCAATGCCGTTAATTCTAGGCACATGGTTTTCGATACCAATCAGACGGAACGTATGAGGATTACCTCTAGCGGCAACGTAGGCATTGGAACTACTAGCCCAAGTCACAAACTGGAGGTTAATGGAGACATACTTATAGACAATGGCAATGCTGATGGAGGGCAGTTAGTACTTGCTTCTCAAGGATTTGATACTATGCAGATTGACAACGAGAATGGTAGTCTTAGAGTTGTTAATCAAGCTGGAAGTGGAACTGAATTGTTAACAGTTGCAGCGAGCGGCAACGTAGGCATTGGAGATACTAGCCCTTCTTCTAAGTTAAGTGTCACAGGTAATGCTACTGTGTCAGGTAATGCTACTGTGTCAGGTCATATTACTACGGACTCTGTTATTGGAGCAGAGGACAATAATGCTCTTAGATTGTTTTCCGACCCAGACGGAGCTGTTTCTGACAGCGGGGGTTCAACAATACAGTTGTTTTCTGAAGATGCAACTAGTGGGAGTAATTCACTTGCCAGTCAAATATATCATAACGGAAAGTATCATATTTTCGCTCCTTTATCTGGTTCAGCAGTAATGAGCATAAACTCAGATGCTGCTCAAATAGATGTAGCGGGTCAAATTGAGTTCGATTTTCTAAAAGGTACTGGATCCGTTGCAATA